GGTCTCCCTCGAGCTCGGCGGCACCAACGACCCGGCGAACCTGTGGCCGCAGGCCGGCCGGATCCCCAACCCGAAGGACCGGGTGGAGAACCGGCTGCACCGGCTGGTGTGCGCCGGGCGGGTCGACCTCGCCGACGCGCAGCAGCGGATCGCCGCCGACTGGACGCACGCCCTCGACGGCCTCCAGGAGCGGTGAGGGTGGTCGCCCGCCGGTCGACGTCGCTGAAGATCCCGAAGGCGGAGGCGCAGGTCCGGGTCCTGGAGATGATCCGGGGTGGGGCGAAGATCGCGCCGGCGATGGCGGCGGTGGGCCGGTCGGAGGCGCTGTACCGGGACTGGATGTCCGAGCCGCAGTTCCGGGACCAGATCCGCACCATCCGGGCGATCCGGTCGGCGACGGCGGAGCGGGCGCCCGTCCCGGACTTCCCGACGTTCGCCCGGCAGTACCTGCGGCAGCCGCTCGCGACGCACCACCTCCGGATCGTGGACGTGCTGGAGGGGAAGCCGCCGCGGGAGATGCACCCGTCGATCCGCTACCACAAGGGCCGGCCGAACTACGTGCTGGCGAACATGCCCCCGGAGCACGGCAAGACGACCCAGTTCACGATCAACTACGCGACCTGGGCGATCCACCGGAACCCGCACATCCGGATCGTGCTGATCTCGAAGTCCCTCGACATGGCGAAGCGGTTCCTGCACGCCGTCACCGGGCGGCTGACCGGGCACCAGTACGCGGAGATGCACGTCAAGTTCGCGCCCGAAGGTGTGTGGCGGGACCCGGACGGGTCGTGGACGAAGAACCTGATCTACGTCGCCGGCGCGGACGCCGGCGAGCCGCACCCCACCGTGCAGGCGCTCGGCTGGACCGGGCACATCTACGGGTCCCGCGCCGACCTGATCGTCATCGACGACATCACCGACCTGGCCTCGGCCGGGCAGTGGCCGCAGATGATGGACTACATCGCGCAGGACGTCGACTCGCGGATCGGTGACACCGGGCAGCTGCTCGTCGTCGGCACCAGGGTCGCCGCGGATGACATCTACAAGCACCTCCGCGACGACCTGGTCGACGAAGACGGCACCCCCGTGTTCACCTACCTGGCGCAGCCGGCGGTCCTGGACTACGCGGAGACGTCCCGGCAGTGGACGGTGCTGTGGCCGGAGCGTTGGGACGGCCCGAAGCTGGCCCGCAAGAAGGCATTCCAGCGGAACGAGCACAAGTGGGCGCTGGTCTTCCAGCAGGCCGACGTCGACGAGGACTCGGTGTTCCCGCCGCAGGCGCTGCAGTGCGCGGTGAACCGGCTCCGGCCACCCGGGAAGATGACCGAGGGTTTCCCGTCCGGCCGGCCCGGTGGGATGGACGGCCTGTACGTCATCGGTGGGCTGGACCCGGCGACGTCCGGGCACACCGCGGCGCTGGTGATCGGGGTGGAGCGGGCCACGAAACGCCGGTATCTCCTCGACGGCTTCGATAAGGCGAACTGCTCGCCGCGGGAGATGATGGAGAAGGTCAAGGAATTGACTACGCGGCTCGGTGTGAAGACGTGGGTAATCGAGACCAACGCCTTCCAGAAGTTCCTCACGCAGCTGGACGAGTTCAAAAACTGGCTGTTCTCCAACGGCATCCGGATACGGCCGCATAACACCGGCAACAACAAGTTCGACGACCAGTTCGGGGTCGCGGCGATGGCCGGTCTGTTCCTGTCGTGCGGGACCCCGAGGAACGACGGCTCGGGGGAGTGGACCCGCACCCCGGATTCGGCGCTGATCTCCCTGCCGACGCCGCGGCTGTCGCGGGTCACCAGCCTGCTGATCGAGCAGCTCGCGACGTGGCACCCGACGGAGATGCGGCAGCGGCAGACCCAGGACCTCGTCATGGCGCTGTGGTTCACCGAGCTCGAAGCCCGCGCGTGGCTCGGCGTGGACCGGCAGACCCAGCACTACACCCGCTCCCAGGGCGCCACCCGCGGGGACCTCGCCGGCCGCCGCGTCATCAACCTGAACGAGCTCGCCGCCGCGCGGGCCCAGGCGAGGGGAGCGTGATGAGCTCCAACGGCCGGACGCCGGAGCAGGTCGCCGCCGACGACGCGCTCACCGCGGCGATCGAGGCGGTCCTCGCCGCGTACGGCGGCAACACCGGGTACGTGCTCACCGAGTACATCGTGATCACCGCGCAGACCGGGTGGGACGACGGCGGCGAGCAGCTGACCGCCGTCGGCTGCTGCCACAAGGACGGGGACGTGCCCCTGCACCGGTGCCTCGGCCTCGCCGAGTACGCCGCGGCCCGCTACCGCAAGCGGATCGTCGAGGACTGAGGAGGCGCTAGGACGTGAAGGCGCCCACCGAGCTCGCCACGTTCGTGATGGAGCTGCGGAACCGGTTCGGCGCCCGCGACGCCACGATGTGGCGGGTCGGCCTGGTCCGGTCCGGGAACCTCGCGATGGTCGCCCCCGGCCACTTCTCCGAGGAGTGGCCGCAGTCGATGGTCGCGAACATGGTGGAGACCATCGCCTGGGACGTCGCCGAGTCCATCGCGCCGCTGCCCGCGCTGAACTGCTCCTCCGGCACCATGAGATCGGATGCGGACAAGCGGCGGGCGAGCAAGAAGAACAAGGGCGGGATGTACTACTGGACGTCGTCGGGCCTGAAGATTCAGATGCTGTCCGGCGCGGACCGCTATTGCACGGACGCTTTCCTGCCGATATACGTGGAGCCGGACTTCAAGAATTCCCGGCCGCTGATCCGGGTCGAGGACGGGCTCGGCGCCTACTACGACCTCGACGCCAGTGGGAACACCCGGGTGTACGTGAAGGTGTGGCGGGACCGGGTGTCGCGGCTGGTCGCGCTGTTCGGTGAGGACCCGACCGTGCACGCCGCGCTGTCCGACGACCGCCGCGGCTACCCCGGCGACCACGAGGTCGAGGTCATCCGCTACTGCGACACCGACCGGACGGTGCTGTTCTGCCCGTCGAAGGACAACGTGGTCCTCACCTCCTACCCGAACCCGGTCCCCGGGGTGTGCCCGTACTTCATCGCCGAGCGGCCGAAGCTGCGGATCCTCGGCGTGCCCCGCGGCCAGTTCGACGACGTCATCTACGTGCAGATCGCGCGGTCGGTGATGGCGCAGCTGACGATGGAGGCCGGTAAGAAGGCGGTGCAGGCGCCGATCGCCGCCCCGCAGGACCTCGTCGACCTGCCGATCGGCCCGGATGCGATCTGGCGGTCCGACCAGCCCGACAAGATCGGCCGGGTGCACCTGGACGTGCCCCGGGAGGCGTTCGCGCTCGGCGAGCAGCTCGAGCGGGAGCTCCGCGCCGGCGCCCGCTACCCCGGCACCCGCTCCGGGCAGGTCGAAGCGTCCGTGATCACCGGCCGCGGGGTGCAGCAGCTGTCCGCCGGCTACGAGACGCAGATCGACTCCGCGCAGACCGTGCTCGGTGAAGGGCTGCGCCGGGCCACCGAGTACGCGTTCCGGCTCGACGAGACGCTGTGGCCGGACGTGACCCGCACCATCGACGGCTCCCTGTCCGGGGAGACCTTCCACGAGGAGTGGCACCCTCGTCGGGACATCGGCGGGCACTACTCCTGCGACGTCACCTACGGCTTCGCCGCTGGGCTCGCGCCGGCGCAGAAGGTGGTGATGCTGCTGCAGCTGCGCGCCGACGGGGACATCGACCGGGACACCCTGCGCCGGCAGCTGCCGTGGGACATCGACGTCGAGCAGATGCAGCGGTCGATGGATGTGCAGGCGGTCCGGGACGCCGCGGTCGGGTCGGTGCAGCAGCTGCTCGGGATGGCCGGGCAGATGGCCGTCGCCGGGATGGACCCGCGGCCGCTGCTCGCCGGCGCGACCGCGTTCATCAAGGGCCGGCAGGACGGGACGGCCGTCGAGGACCTCCTCGCCGAGCTGTTCCCCGCCCCCGAGCCGGCGCCGCCCGCGCCGGGCACCCCCGAAGCGGCCGCCGCAGAAGCCGGCGGCCCCCCGGCCGGCGCAGCAGGTGGTGCTGTGGCGCCGGCCGGGGCCGAACCACCGCAGCCTGGCCAGCCCGGCGGGCCCGGGGTCCAAGACCTGATCGCCGCGTTCCGCAGCGGTCAGCCCGCCATGAGCGCGTCCGTGCGCCGCCGCACGGTCGCCTCCTGAGAGGAGCGCACATGCCACCGGTCAACCCCGACGCCACCGAGTCCGTCGGGATCCTGCGGTACTTCGAGTTCGAGCACCTGCCGCGGCACCTGCAGGCCGTGTCGATGCCGTGCGCCCGGCTGGCGCAGGAGATGGTCGCCACGCTCCCGGACGGCCCGGAGCTCACTACCGGCCTCCGGAAGCTGCTGGAGGCGAAGGACTGTCTCGTCCGGGCCGCGCTGCCGCCGAGGAGCGACTGACCGATGGCCGGCAAGGGCGGATACCAGGCGCCGGCGCACCCCGCCGCGGTGTCCGGTCCCGGCCGCCTGTCGCAGCGCACCGACGGTGGCCCGGCGCAGCAGCTGCGGCACCTCCCCGACGCGCAGTACGGGGAGGACGCCACCTTCACCGCGCAGCAGCGTTCCGCGCCGCTCGCCCAGGTCGGGCCGCCGCCGGCGTCACAGGGAAGCGCCGGCGGCGGCCGCGAGGTCGTTGGCTTCGACGCGCCGTCCGCGCGGCCGGATGAGCCCGTGACCGCTGGTGCGCCGCTCGGCCCCGGGCCGGGGATGGAGGCGCTCGCGCCGGTGCTGGGCCCGGCGGAGTCGTACGGCACGCTGACCAGCCTGCTGTCCGGGCTCGCCGCGTCCGACGCCACCGGCGCGGTCGCTGGTCTCCTGGAGCAGGCCATGGCGCGGGGGCTCGGCCGGTGAAGGCGCGGCGGGCGACGCAGCCTGTGCATGAGTTCTGCGTCCGCTGCCGACGGCTGTTCACCTCGAGCAAGCCGAGCAGGATCCGGCGGCACTGCACCTCCCGGGGCTGCGCCTGGTGCAAGGAATGCGCGCGCTGATGGCCGGCGACATCTCGATCGCCCGGTCGATGCTCGCCGACGCACCGGGCCTGGCCGCGCACCCGGGGCTCGTGTCCGCGCTGATGACCGGGCAGGCCAGCAGCTTCCAGGTCCGGGCGGTCGGGCAGTTCGTCGACACCCTGGAGCTGGCGAAGCGGGTCGAGCTGGCCCGCTCCTCCGGTGCCGCGCTGCCGTTGAGCCCGAGCGACAAGGCGTTCCTCGACACCATCGGGCAGCCCTATGACGACGTGGACGCGGGCCGGTTGGTGCAGCGGCAGCCGGAGCAGCCGCCCCACGGGTTCTGGCACACCGTGACCGCGGGGTTGGGCGCGGCCGCGCGGACCATGGTCGGCGGGAACGCGGTGGTCAACAACCCGGTCACCCGCGGGGTGCTGCACGGGCTGGACCGGGCCGGCGACGCCACGATGGGCGCGTACCGGGTACAGCAGGCCGGGGGCCTGCTCAACGCGGCCGGGATCGACGCCGGCCCGCTGAACGCGCCGCTGGTCCCCGGGGTCGCCGGCCGGCAGCAGGCGGTCGCCGCGGAGAACCGGGCCACGATGGCCGCCGCCGGGTACAACTCGGCGAACTTCTTCGACGTGATGGCGTTCTACTCCCACGGTGAGCAGGTCTTCGGTGACCTCACGCCGCTGCGGGAGCGGTACGGCGCCGAGAAGGTAGACCTGGCGTCGAAGTTCGCGCAGGCCCGCGGCTCCGGCGACGAGAAGTGGTTCGCGCAGCTCGCCGCCGGGCGGGACCCGCAGACCATCGCGGCGATGATGCAGCAGCTCAACGACCCCGGCTTCGGTGAGGTCGTGCAGGCCGTGGACGCGCGGCACCTGTCCCCGGGCCGGGACATCGCCCGCGGCCTCGGGGTCGACCCCGTGCAGCACGCGACCGCGTACAAGCTGCTCTCCGGCACCCTCGACGCGACCGCGACGTGGTTCGCCGACCCGACGATCGTGCTCGGGAAGTCCTACACCGCGTACAAGGGCGCCCGGCTCGGGCTGCGGTCCGCGCTGGACGGTGAGGGCGTCCGGAAGATCCTCGACCCGGCGAACGGCAACATGATGGCCCGGCAGGTGCAGCGCGGCTTCCAGACCCTCCTGGACGACGCGACGGTCATCCGCACCGGCACCCCGGAGGAAGGTGCGGCGGCGCTGGCCCGGATCCACGGCCGCACCCCGGAGCTGGTGCCGCTGGTCGGGGACATCACCGGCCAGTCGAGGGTGCTCCGCCGCGCTCCGGACGGGTCGTGGGTGACCGCGGCCGGCCCGCCCATCACCACGATGGACGAGCTGACCGCGCACCTGGTGGACACGAACGCGCTGCTGCGGGTCTCGAAGGGTCTCGCCGCGTCGGAGACCGTGCTGATGCCCGGGGCGGTGTCCCGGTGGGGCTACCGCCAGCTGAAGGGCGCCGCCGCCGGCCGGGCCACCGAACGCGGGCTCGCGCGCAAGGGGTGGGTCGACGTGCGGGACGACCCGGCGCGGCTGATCCCCACCCCCGGGGACGCCGCGGACGGCACGATCGCCGACGACGTCGCTGAGCACCTGTCCGGCGCGGAAGCGCGGGGTACGGCGCTGCTCAACGAGCGCCGCTACGGCCGGTACGTCGCACCCGGCTCCCGAGCTGGGCGGTCGCTGGCGTTCTTCTCCCCCGGCGCCATCGCCGCGCGGTTCCGCTACTCGGGGCAGCGGCTGACGAACCTGCTCCCGACCGGCACGAGGCTCGACTGGGCCGATCCCGGCTCCGTGGAGCAGATCCGCCGGTTCGCGCTCACCTACATGCCCAAGTCCGAGGCGAACCTCCTCGCCGCGTCGTACGCCGGCGCGGACGAGGCCGGGCGGATGGCCGTCGCCCGCGCGGTGCTGGTGCAGACCGCGCACGCTGCCGGCCTGCCCGCGTCGATGTCCGGCCGGCAGCTGGTGGACCGGCTCCTCGCCGACGTCGACGAGCGGTCCCGGCAGGTGTACTCGGCGGCCCGCGGCGCGGACGAGTACGTGAGCCCGGCGTCCGGGGAGACGGTGCACGCGGCGCTGTGGGACGGGCAGCTCGACACCGGCATCGACCTGCCGAGCTTCGCGGCGATGCAGCAGCACGCGGCCAAGGCGAGCATCTGGGACTGGACGATGCGGTCGGTGCTGTCCTCGCAGTGGGCGGACAACGTGATGGGGACGCTGAAGCCGCTGTGGCTGCTGACCGGCTCCAACGTGGCGAGGAACGTGCTGGAGGACTGGGCCGGCGCCGGCGTCCGGGGGCAGGGCCGGCAGCTGGCCAAGGCCCGCTCAGCCATCGCCACCCGGCGGGTGCTCACCGGCGCCTTCGAAGACGGCGACGAGGCGAAGAGCGCCATCGCGAAGGCCGGCGGCAAGGTCGGGAACGCGGTCCTGATCCGCCACCTGCGCGGGCTGAAGGCCAGCGCGCACCTCGCCATCACCGACGAGGATTACCTGCGGGCGCTGCAGGACCTCGGCCAGCCGGAGGTCGACGCCTGGCTGGCCCGCCTCGCCGGCGACGCGCACAAGGCGATCCTCTCCCCGGGTGAGGCAGACGTGGTCGACGAGATCACCGGCGCCGGGTACAAGGTCGCCGACCTGCGTGTGAAGCTGGAGCCCGGCGGCTACGACCTGATCCCGGCCGACGGCGGCCGCGGCGCCCGCGCCTGGTCAGCGAACCTCGCCGCTCGGATCACCGGGTCGGGGATGGGTGAGCACGCCGCGGGGCTGCTGCTGGACCCGAGCATGTCCCGCGCGGAGCGGGTCGCCCGGCACGCCGACTGGCTGGCCTCCGACGCCGCGGCGGGGTTCCGGGAGCGGGCGCAGCGGGCCGCGGCGACCAAGGCCGGGGTACCGGTACGCCAGGCCGGCGAGCTGGACGAGGCGCTGCAGCGGACCGCGCTGGAGGACCTCGCCGGTGACCAGCTCGACGACCTGGAGGCTCTGCTCACCGGCCGGGACGGCAACCTCATCGAGCCGGTAGCCGACTATCTGACGACGCACGGCCGGGCGCCTTCGGTTGGGTGGCTATCCGACCACGTCCCGGACGCGATGCGGCCGGAGCACGCGGTCGGGAAGACCTGGGTCGCCGCCGCCGGCGGCACCGGCGACGGGATCATGGCCGCGATTCGCTCCGCCAGCCGCACCGGCTACCAGCACCTCGTCGAAGCCCCGATCGCCGCGCTGTCCCGGCAGCCGGTGTTCCTGGTCAACCTGGTGAGGGCGCGCCGGAACCTCGCCGGGTACGCCGACCGGCTCGTGCAGCAGGGCATGACCCGGGAAGGCGCGGAGGCCCTGACCCGGCACACCGCCGCCGAGCAAGCGTTCCACCGGACCGTCGCGCAGGTCGACAACCCGGACCTGCGCACCCAGATGGACGTCGTCGGCCGGAACTTCTTCACCTTCAGCAGGGCGACCAGCGACTTCCTGCGCCGCTGGGGCCGCACCTTCCGGGAGGACCCCACGAGGCTGCGCCGCGCGCAGCTGGTCGTCGAGGGTGGGGTGCACTCCGGGTTCGTCAGCAAGGACGACCAGGGCGCGATGCAGTTCACATACCCCGGTTCCGGTGCGGCGATCAACGCGCTGCTCAAGGTCGGGCAGGCCCTGCACCTGCCGGGGATCGTCGCGCTGCCCGTCCAGCCCAACCTCAGCACGAAGCTCATCTACCTGAACGCGGGGCTGGACAACCCGATCGGCTACACCGTCTCCCCGCTGGTCTCCACCCCGGTGTCGCTGCTCGGTGGGCTGCTGCCCGGCCACGAGCTCGGGCAGGCGGACCTGGACCTGGCGATGCGCGGCCAGCTCGGCGCCGGCCGGCCCGTCTGGGAGTCGTTCATGCCGACCGCGCTGCGGCGGTTCTGGGCGGCGCTGGACGGCGACGAACGGGACTCCCAGACCGCGTCCGCGGTGAAGAACGCGATCGTCCACCTCGACGCCGCCGGGCTGGTCCCACCACCGGACGCCACCCCCGCCGAACGGGACGCGTTCCTGCAGCGGATCCGCGTCGGCGCGCACAACCAGCTGCTCATGCGGGCGACCTTCGCGACGTTCGCACCCGGCGCACCCTCCCAGCCGGAGCAGGCCACCGAAGGCGACGCAGCGGACCCGTTCTACCGGGCGCAGGGCATCGCCTCCTTGCAGGACGAAGCCCGGAAGATGATCTCCGACTTCGGGTACGGCAAGGCCCTCGCGGTCTGGACGAAGCTGCACCCGGACAAGCTCGCGTTCTTCGTCTCCGGCTCCGAGACCGCCGGGAAGAGCCAGGTCGTGCCGGCGACCCGCGCGGCCGAGCAGTGGATGCAGGACCACCGGGGGATGCTCGGGAAGTACAAGACCGTCGCCGGGTACTTCATCCCCACCGACCCCGGCGAGTTCTCCCAGCAGGCCTGGCAGGCGCAGCTGGAGTCGGGGCTGCGGACCCGCAAGGACATCGGCGAGTTCTACGCCGACGTCCGGGTCCGGGGCGCCGAACGGACCTACTACGCCGCGCTGGACGCCCGCGACAAGGCGGTCGCCGATGCTCTGGCCACCGGCGACGAGGACGGCGCCCGGGGGATCAAGGAAGGGTTCCGGCTCTGGAGCGAACAGTTTCAGAGCTACAACCCGCTGTTCAGCGAGAAGCAGTCGACCTACCAGACCCGAGTCGTGCAGGCGCAGCAGGCGCTCGCTGAGCTCCGCGCGATGCTCGACGACCCCGACGTCCCCGGCCTGCCGGACCTGCCCGGGGTGCGGGCGATGGTCGACGCGTACGCCGCGCACGTCCAGTGGGGCGCGCAGTTGCGGGGCATCCGGTCAGCGGAGGCCACCGCGTCACGCGACGGCGAGCAGGCCGCGTTCGGCCGCTACATGGCCCAGCTGGTCGGCCGGTACCCGGGGCTGCGGGACCTCTACAACGGCCTGTTCCGGCCGCTGGACACCGACCTGGAGTACGCACCCGGATGAGGCGAACCCCACCCGGGTGCTGGTGCTCCAAGCCGCGCCTTGCCCAGCCGCGCCTAGCCAAGCCCCGGCTTGCCTTGCCGCGCCGAGCCAAGATCCAGCACGTTACCAGCGGAGGGGGTGAGCGGTGACCGCTCCTGGTGGGCAGCCGCCGCCGTACGTCCCCGGCGCGGCCGGGTCCAGCTCGTCCGCCGGCCCGGCGGACATTTGGGGTCTCGGCGACAAGGCCCGGGCGTCGGTGTTCCTCGGCACCGTGGAGCCGCCGCTCGGCGGCCGCCGCGACGCCCCGGCGATCCTGCGCGCGAACGAGGTCGAGCAGCCGGCGGTCCCGGCCAGCGGGTACGGGCCGCAGTTCAAGACCGCGCTGGAGGCGATGCAGGAGCTGCCGAAGCTGTACGCGACCAACCGGGCCGGGTACATCGCCCTGCAGCAGAAGCTCTTCCAGGCCGGGTTCTACGGCACCACCACCCCGCAGGCCATCGGGATCGGCGCGTACAACCAGCAGACCGTCAACGCCTACCGGGACGCGGTCCTCGCCGCGTCGCAACTCGCCGACGCGAAGACCCCGGTCACCTTCGATGAGCTGCTCGCGCAGAAGAACCCGGCCGCCGGCGGGGCGAGGCGGGTGCAGCCGGGGTTCGTCGCGCAGTACTCCGACCCGCAGACCGTCGCCGCGCTGGCGCAGCGGGCCGCGCAGAGCGTGCTCGGCCGGGACCTGCCCACGGACAAGGTGCAGCAGTTCGTGAAGGAGTTCCACGCCGCCGAGCAGCGGTGGAACGCCAACCAGAAGGCCGCGGCCGGCACCGCCCGCACCGGCAAGGACGCCGCGGTGACCTCCGCGCCGTCGGCGGACGCCGCCGCGGCGCAGTTCGTCACCCGAGGAGCTCGCGGCACCGAAGCCACCGGCAACCGGCTCGCCGAGTACTTCAACGTGCTGCGCGGCATGGTCGGCGGTGACGTGTAGATGCCGGCCGGTCTGCTGTCGTCGTACTTCGGCCAGTCGCTGCTCGGCGAGGACGAGTTCGCGGCGTCACCGGACACGCTGCTCGCCGAAGGCACCGTCCCGCAGCCGCAGCTGCCCGCGCAGCTGCCGGCGGTCCGCACGACCCGCAACGAGCCGGGGACCGTCCCCGCACCGCCCGGCGCGGTCGTCGGGCACGGCGACGCCGCGCAGGCCATCGACGCGGCCATGGGCGTCGTCGGCCGGGACTACGTGTGGGGCGGCGTCTTCGCCGGCGGCGGCGGTGGTGACTGCTCCGGCCTGCTGTACTACGCCTTCAACGCGGCGGGGATCGCGATGCCCCGCTACCGGGCGGCCGACTACGGGCACATGGGCGCCCCGGTGTCCACACAGGACGCCCGGCCGGGTGACGTCGTCTACTTCGACAACCCGGGCCCGACCGACCACGTCGGGATCTACCTCGGCAACGGCCAGTTCGTCGAAGCGCCCACCGAGGGTGAGCAGGTGAAGGTGTCGCCGCTGCGGAAGGGCGCGCAGATCCGCCGGGTCCTCCCGGACTCGGCGATGCACGGCCTGCCGGTCGACCCGGACGGCCGGGTGGTCTTCCACGGCCAGAACACCGTCTACACGGGCGGGCGGGCGCCGGCGGACCACCCGGGGGCGCAGCGCGACCCGGTCGAGCAGCTGGAGGCGCTGGACGCCGCCCAGTCGCTGGAGGCGATCGAGGCCGGCGGCCCGGACGTGTCGACGATCCTGGACTCCTTCACCCACGCCACCCCGGAGTCGATCTTCGGGCAGGCGTCCGCGGCGGCGTCCCGGCCGTTCCCGACCCCCGCGCCCCGGGGCGGGCTGACCGTGGGGCAGGCGTCGGGGCTGACGCCGGCGGAGGCGTGGATCATCGAGCGCGAGTCCGGTGGTAACCCGGCCGCCGACAACCCGCGCTCGACCGCGTTCGGGGTCTGGCAGGGCCTCGCGGCCACCCGGAAGGACTACGCCGGCCGGTACGGCTTCGACCCGGACACCCGCGACGTCGGCCAGCAGCTGACCATGTTCCGCGCGTACGTCCGGGACCGGTACGGCTCCGCTGAGAACGCGCAGCGGTTCTGGCAGCGGGAGGGCTACTACTAGTGGACATCTCCGCCGCGCTCAAGCAGTACGGGTTCGTGGGCCAGCTCGCGAACTCCAACCCGGAGCTCCGCCGGATCCTGACCCGGGCCGCCGCCGGTAACTGGTCCGCGGACGAGTTCTCCCGGGCGGTGCAGGACTCCACCTGGTGGCGCAACTCCGCCGACTCGGTCAAGCAATACCAGATCCTGAAGGTCACCAAGCCGGGGGAATTCGCCGCGCAGCGCGGTGAGCTCACCAACAAGGCCCGCACGATCGCCGCCGAGATGGGCATCGGCCTCGGTGAGGGCGCGCACTCGGCGCTGAACCACCTGGTGCGGATGGCGCAGCTGCACGGCTGGGACGAGGCCACCCTCCGGCAGCAGATCGGCCACCAGCTCAAAGGCGCTACCGCTACGTTCGGTGGGCAGGCCGGGGAGATCCAGCAGCAGATCCGGCAGATCTACTACGACATGGGCGTGCCCTACTCCGCCTATTCGGTGAACCTGTCGGTGCGGCATGTCCTGGAGGGCCGCGGCACCGTGCAGGGTGTGCAGGCCAACGTCGCCGCGGCGGCGAAGTCGCGGTTCCCGTCGCTGGCCGCGCAGATCGACGCGGGGATGACCGTCCGGCAGATCGCCGACCCCTACATCCAGAC